GCATGAAAATATTTGAAGTAACACAAAACCATAAGCGCAAGCTAAACGAAGCTAAAGCTCGTATTGACCATCCTGAAGATGTTATGTTTGATGAAAACGGTATCGAAGGAGCTCAACGTGCATTGTCTGCACTTGTCCATGCAGCCAACCTACACCACGAAACAACAACCATTAAATGGGATGGTAGCCCAGCAGTTATTTTTGGTTGGTTAGACAAGACTACATTTATTGTAACAGACAAAGCTGGTATTGGCGCTAAGAAATATGATGGCCGCCCAGCAAGTGCCGAAGAAGTATCTGCTATGATTTACAATCGTCGTCCAGACCAAGCAGGCCGCGCCGAGTATGCTGCACACTTCGGTGGTATGTATGATCTATTGAAACGTGCTACTCCTGTTAAAACAGTAGGTAAGATGTTTCAAGGCGATATGCTTTGGATGAAAGCACAAGACTTGACCATTGATGATGAACGTGTAAATTTTAAACCAAACAAGATTGAATACCATATTGACAAGACTAGCGAAATTGGCAAGAAGATTGTTCGCAGCCGCGCTGGTATTGCAGTACATGGCATGTACGACTCTGCTGATGAAGCCGCTTCTGCTAGTGCAGAGCCAACCCCAACATCACCAGATGCAGTCGGCATTAAATCAGTACCAGGCTTGGTTGTATTTGGCCCATCAACAAACTTAACGCAAGAGCACACAGTCAAATTGCCTGCAGCCGATATCAAGAAGGTGCAAGCACTTATCAACAGTCCAGCAGCCGCTAAGATTGACGACATGTTAGATCCATTTGCAATTGGTGCATTGAAGATTTCAAACTTGCCTGATATTTTCAAGAGCTTTATCAACTTTAAAGCACGTAGTGGACAAGAGATTACAAACGGAAAAGCAGTTGCCAATGAGTTTATGGCCTGGTTAAAAGGCCCAAGCGGATTATCTGCTAACAAGCAAGCCAACGTAGAAGCACACATTAACCAATTTAAGGCTCCATTTCAAACAGCTTGGGATATTGTTGCTGGCATCACAGTTATCAAGCACAAGATCAAAGATCAACTAGACAAGCATGTCGGTGCTGATACCAGCAGTGTGCAAACAGGCAGCGGCCATGAAGGCTTTGTATCAGCTACACCACACGGTAAGATTAAATTAGTTAATCGTCCAGTGTTCATGAAAGACAAGGACAAGTAAATGGAAGACAACCAAGACAACAGTTTCAGTTTCATTCTTGAAAACTGCAACGAAAGCAAGATGTTTCGTAACACTTACCTGAGTCAGCTTACACTTCGTGATACAGTTGATAGTGTTTTCTTGAACATGCTAACACTTTATATGTTAAGCAAGGAATTTGAAACAGCTCCATTTGCCAAAGAATATGCACAACGCACACTGGCATTTGGCAATTTTACAGCGCCTAGGATTTCGGGCACTGACTTGTATCAAGGTTTGCATATCCTGTTAAACCCAACAGCCGTTACTGCCCAACAGCTAAAAGCACATGATCAGAATTTAGTATTAGCCAAACAGCTTCGTATAAATGGTAAATTAGTAAAGCAGTTCCTAACTGGAATTGCCAATGGTACATTAGATAGAGTAACAGCTATCAGACTAATGTACAGATTGGAAGGCCAAATGGATATTGACGTTAGCAATTACAAAAGTTTGCGTAGATTGATTACTGATTGGGAAAACCTTTCAACTCAACAGCGTGAATTGTGTGCAACTCGCTTGCTACAATACTATCGTTTAAGAGGCAAGCGTAGCGAGCTACTACCAGTGCTTGATGTACTGACCAGAAATAAAGGCTATGAAATTACAGGCGCAGCCAATGCAGAACTTGCGGCTTTGGGTGCAGGAGCCATTGTTGGTTCCCGTTCAGGTGATGGCTTTTTAAAGAGTGTTGCCAAAGTTGGAGCCGCTGGCTTGGCAGGATACGCACTTGGTCGTGCAATACATTCAGTAAAATAATGCAAAAAAGAGAAGATAAAAAATCCTGGATGATTCCCGGGGCACATATGGGCGCAGATCCAGAATTCTTTACGGCTTGGACCTTGTACGATATTGGCCCAGCCAGTACTGATAGCCGTAGCAATCTTGCCACACTGATGAATATCATTGCCAGTCGAGGACAGCCATTACTGGCCGGAGTTGAATGTATTGATCAACAAGACGTTACCAATGGATTGTTTGGAGAGAACATCAAAGGAGTACATCGTGTGTGGTGTTTGAAATGGATTGCTGAACGAGTTGGGCAAATGACTGAAGAAACACTGACAGCAGATTCGGTTGGCAGCACTGCAATTACAGGACTTAGCGAAACAGCAGTACTAGATGGCAAGTTTATCACAGCTGGCCCTGACAAAAATACGTTTTACATACGCCACGATTCTTTCTAGTCTAGCTAAATATAACTATATAAACAATACGTTGTAATCACTCACCTAGGCTCATTTTTACTCACAACTTAACTTGCAGACTCGAGTCATGCGGGTAGTTTTTTTACGGGATAGCCGAAATGTCAGCCGATAGACCGATTACAGAACAAACCAGCTTAGAGTTGCACGTAGAATTGTGTGCTGAGCGTTATAAGCGTTTGGAAGAGAAAATAGGATTTGTGGAATCCAGTTTAGAACGTATCCACACAGATTTTGCTTCGTTTAAAGCAGACAATCAAAAGAACCTCAGTGAAATTAAAAACCTGTTGAGCACCGCCAAAGACGAAAAGTTTAAAATCATGGTCACATCGACAGCTACAGTTGTGGTGGGCTTACTGGCAATGCTAGGATATGTGATTACACATTTACCAAAATAACATGCAAATAGTTGTCGAAGCTAAAATAGTATGGGCCCGTTCCGGTACACGAATCAAACGTAAAGTTCGCTGTACAACAGGACTTAAAAAAGGGCGAGTTGTTAGCGCGGCAAGTACATGTAGCAAGCGTATTGACATCAAAAAGCGTATCAGATTCAAACGCTTAAAAGCCAAACTCAAAACCAGATTCAAAATGAGAAGCCGTAGAACTAAAAAGTTCAATCAAGTCAGCAGACGTGTGGCTAGAATGAACAAAATGAGCAAGCCAAAACACTAAATAAAGTATCGGAGACCATTATGAAATTTAATGACATTACAACTACAACAACCCCAGCGCAAGCAGCTCGACGTGCCTTGCGTAGGGAAAGCATTGATGTTAAGCCACTAGGCGGACGTTTGCTACGTGAACAACTAGAACGTGTTCAGTCTGAAATTGATACATTAGCCAGTCGTGGCGGCGCAGAGTACACTCGTGCAATTTTGCAACGTGAAGTATACGAAGAAATGGCCAATGTGGACCCAGTTTTATTTGAAGGCGAATTAGATGATACTGATCTTGACCAAGCAGAAGTTATCATTGCTGCCCGTTCGATGAACAAAGACTTCCAAGGCATGATTGAAGACGTAGCAGATATGCTAGGTAAAGACATGATTACATTGGTTGACCAAATCAAAGCTCGCTTTGGTGATGGCGCAGGTGAACAGTATGTGCAAACAGTTAAGGGCGCATTAGAAGGCGCAATTGACGTGCTAATGCAAACCAAAGACACACTTGATACTGCTATTACCAGCTTAACAAGCCCAGGCGATATGGTTCCAGCCGCTGTTCCAGGTGAAGAAGCACCCGGCGGCGAAGCTCCAATTTTCCCAAGTAGTACAGGCCCAGAAGAAGAACCAACTGGCAGGGAGATGAAGAGTGATATTGCTTGAACTATCTAGTGTAGATCAAAGTTTTGCCAACGCTGTCAAAATGCTCTTGATTAAGAGTCAAAATGATGGCGTAGCAACCTTGCCTATGCAAGAACTAGTCCAACGTCTTAACCGTATGGGATTCAGTGCATCAAATCAAATTGATGCTATCCGCGGTTTAATTGCAACATTCAAAGCTAAGAACGCAGAATTGGTCGCTGACGTTAGCAATGATAAGATTATGTTATCCACTACTCCTACAGCAGACACACAAGATCAAGCAGAACAAAACAAAGAAACTGTAGGTAAAGATGCAGTTAAACAAGCACGAAAGGATTTGGGACTATGAGCCGCGTAATGCTAACAGCATCAGAAGCAAGATTGAAGTCATTACAAGACATTTATGTTCTACGTGAAATTCGTGACTTAGAAGAACAAATCATTTTAGCAACAGCAGATGGCGGTGTAGAAGTCGTTGTATCTACAACAAGCACAATGGCAAAGAATCCAACCGATGCAGGCTA